GCCCACCAGAGCGACCTCATCGGCCACTCGGGCTTTGGTCAGCAAGGCTTGCGTTTTGGACTTCGCTTGTTGTGGGCGGGCGGCGGGGAGCATTATTTATCTTTCAGTGCGGGGATTTCGGGGAGGGTGTAGCTGAACCGCCCGTAGTCTGTCTCGAGCGAGACCCCGAGGGTTTCGCAGCCGGTGAGAAACGCGCTGGCGATCAGGAGCCAGCCGAGGAGCAATGCGGAGGCGGCGATTTTTGCTGGGCTCATTTGCGCTCGTTGCGAACGATCTCGATGAGACCGAGCACCGCCACGGTGGCCGCAGCGATGCTGTCGGTCATTTGGGGGGAAATTTTTACTCCGACCAGGGCGAGGATCAGGGCGAGGCCGCGAAAGGTGGATGGCTGTTTGAGTTGAGCGAGGAGGTTGATCATATTTTGTCGAGTTTGGTTTCGAGCCGATCCATCAGGTGGATGGCCCTCGTTGTGGTTTGTTGGTTTTGCGAAATGACGGTGAGCATTTCTTGGTTGGCGGTCTTGAGGTGGTGGATGAATTCCGAGCTCTGGTGATCCATCTTGTTTTCGACTCGTTCCAAGCGGGCCGTGAACCAACGAAAGAGCACGCTCACGGCGACGATGCCGATAAACACAAGCGCCACGAGGTGCCAGGTCTGGTCCTGCTTGGCGGCGTGGCTGATGGTTTCGAGGATGGCTTGTTCCATGGCTAGGAGAGGGCGGCAGCGATTTGGGCTCCGGTCGTTTCGACCGTGGAGCATTGCGCCAATCGCGTGGTGTTGAGGGCCGAGACTTTGGCCAGCTCGGGCGAAAGCTCGGTGCGGACCTGTGTGGCGATGCCGGTGGCGCTGGGGATGCTGCCTCCGGTGGCGGGGAGGATTTCGGCGGATCCGTCCCACCGGATCGAACCAGAGCCGACATTCTCTCCGGCGGCTCGGAAGAGGATTTGGTAATCGCCTGCCGCTCCGCTCATGTTCCCGGTGTAATACGCAGTGGCTCCCACCTCGGAGAGCGCGAGGGGTGAGCCGCTGGCGACGCCGTTTTGGTAGAGCTGGGCGGTGACGCTCAAGCCGGTCTGGCTTTGTGCCAGGGCGATATTCAGTTCGTTAGCCATGGTTAGCTATTGGCTTGGGCTAAAAGATTTCCGACGATTTCCGTAGTCGAAACCTGCGCCAATCTCGTCGTGTTCAAAAGGTCTGTCTTACCTTTAATGGCCGTGATGTCTGCGGTCGGGATGTTTGCCGGGGTCGCACGGGTTGAGATGGCGGCGTCCACTCTCCCAAGCTCAACCGAAAGCTCCGTTCTCACTTGTGAGGCTATCGAAGCCGCGCTTGGCACTGAAGGCGCGTTGGTGAGGGTATCGACCGTTCCGCCCGTGATGGTGCGTGATGCTGCGCTCCACACGGCTGTTGCCACAGCGGCACTGGTGAGGACTGCCGTGCCGGTGGTGGCATCGACGGGGACGCCGAGGGCCACCGATCCGGCGGCTGGGACGGCGAGAGTGCCCGTGAGGTTGCCATTGGCATACACCGTCCCAGCGCGGACATTGGACGGCGCTGCTTGGCCTAAGTTGTTGTCGGCTGTGTAAAAGTCGCTGAATGTGGTTGTGCCGTTTTTTGCAAAGCGCACTTGTGATGCGACTGGGGTAGGGTCTATTCGGAATTTGGCGCAATTTGTTGCAAGCAGACCTGAAGCACTAGATATTAACGACCCGCTAAGGACAACATTTGCACCTGTTTGGTTCGTGCATGCTACCGCATGAGCAGAGTTTGTTGCGGTTAAATTCCCTGTAATGGTTAACTGACCGGTCGTGGCATTATTTATGCCGGGACCGCCCACTCCAGCACTCACGCTTCCCGTGCAATTTAAAGTGCCTGCTCCGGCGTTGTTAACCCCTGCAATGCCAGAAACCGAGCTGCCTGTAATTGATCCAATAATGGCTATACTTGCCGTTGATGTATTATGTATTCCATGCGAAAGAGCGCCCGTTCCCGCAATCACATTCGCAGTTACAGAGTGAGAGCCGACTCCTGTGAATCTTATTCCGTGAGTAGGGAATCCCGAGTTACTGCCTGTTCCCCCAATCACACTTCCGCTCAAAGTCGCAGCAAGATTACCAGAGCTAACCCAAACGCCAAAGGCATCTGGTCCTGAGCCTGCGGTGATATTGTTGCCAGAAATGGTCAGCGTTCCGGTAGATGAGGAAATAACTCCTTGCGAGGAGGCTCCTGTGCCTGCCGTGATATTCCCAACAATCGTTGCGGAGGCTGTGCCGTTTAAACTCACCACCGCCAAGGCTGCTGATCCTGCAACGACATTTGCCGTGAGCGTAACGCCATTTGAGAGCGTAAACGATCCTCCTGCCGTGCCGCCGTAGGTCGCGCCGTTGGTGACATTGTCGCATGTTGCGTTGGCGGTGATTGTGACGGTGCGATTGTTGGCAATAGCATTGTCTCCAGCGACAGGGACAGACGCCCCCGGCGAACCGGCGGCAGTCGTTGACCATGTTGCGGTGTCGTTGAAGTTGCCAGAGGCAACGGCGAAGCGGTTGGCCATGATTAGAGTCCTTTCGCGGAGATGTAGGCTTGGAGAGCGGCTTGGATTGCGCCGACTGCCTGCTGGGTGGCTTCGTCGGAACCAGCGAGTGAGCCGAGCGCGATACCGATGGCGGCTTCGTCTGCGGTGATGACCTCGCCGTCTTGAATGCGAGTCGGGACAAGGCGCATGGCGACATTTGCGTCACTGGAGCCATCGCCCAGATAACGGCCCGATATGGCCAGGTTGAGGGAGAATTTGTCGTAGGATTTTCCGTTGATTTCGATTGGTGCGGATGCGTTCATGGTGTTTGGATTTTGGGTTAGGTGTAGGAAAGTGAGGCGCGATTTGACCACGCGCCGGAGGCGGTGCCGGAGGCGGTGACGACTCCATCGGCGTCGGTGGTGGTGCGGTGGATTGTCCAGCCGGTGGAGGATTCGGCGGTGCCGGATGGAGCGATTCCATAATAATGGTAGGGGGACGCCCATGCGGCGCGGGCGATGGTGGATCCGCCCTCGGTGAGGGGCACGGCCTGCCACGCTGATCCGTCATAGACGAGGATGTCGCCGGTTTCCGCCCCCGCGCCAGAGAGGCGCGAGGGAGGAACCAGAACGGGGATGACCGCCCAGCGCGATCCCGTCCATTTCCACGACCGATTGCCGGAGGTGAAAATGTCGTTGACCGACGGGGACGATGGAAACGCGAGGGCGGCCATGGGTTAGGGATGTTATTGCTTGTCGAGTTCGACCCACGCTCCACCGTAGGAGAGGTATTCGGTCATGTCGTTGCTATCGACCCAGCGGAGTCCTTCGGTGTGCGAAGGGGCGGTGGCCGAAACGACATCCTTGATTTGTTTGCCGTCGAGGGCGGATTGGGTGGCGCTGCTGACGGGTTTGTTCGCATCGCTGGTGTTATCCACATTGCCGAGGCCGACTTGGGCTTTGGTGACAGAGTGTGGGTTGTTAGTGGCGGCGATGTGGCCGCTCAACGAGGCTTCGGCGGTGTCGAGGTCGCTCTGGAGCGTGTCGATCTCGCCTTCGGCAGAAGTGACACGACCGGCCAAGGTGCTGGCGGCGGACTCAATCGCGGTGATGTCGCCTTCCGCTGTGGTGAGGCGGGAATCCAAGGCCGAGTCGGCGGCTTCGCGAGCCGAGGTCTCTGCGGCGAGGCCGGAAGAGGCGGTGGAGGCGAGGCTGGTGATCGCACCATTGAGGTTGCTGTCCGCCGCTTGGAAGGCGGTGACGACTTCCGTCAACGAATCCAGCGAGCCGGGCGTGACATTTGAGAGAACATTGTCGATACGAGTGCCGAGCGCGGCTTCGGCTGCGGTCGCACGCGAAACCTCGTTCGAGAGGTTTGTGGTGAGAACGCCTTCCGATTTCGGAAGAAAGACCACCTTCTGCCGTGGTCACACGACCGGCAAGGGTCGAAGCTGCCGACTCGATAGCGGTGATGTCGCTCTCGATGGCGCTGGCGCGGCCTTCCAAGGCGGTGACAGCCGGGGCCGAGGCCACACGAGCGTTCGTGAAGTAGAGGTTATTGGAACCCTCGACGACCGCATCAGTGGTGCGGGGGACGAGTTTCCATGCTGTGCCGTTGTATTGCCAGCTTCTGCTGCCAACGGTGTGAATTTGGTTGTTAGTCGGTGAGGACGGGAATGAGATAGCTGCCATGATATTAGGTGGTGTTTAGTTGTTGGGTTTTTCGACCCAACTTCCTGCGAACCATTCGTAGGTTGTGAGGTCAAAAGGGGTTGTCCACCGCTGGCCTTGGTATGGGTGGGCTGGCGGGGCGTCGGAATAAGTGGTAGGGAGGTCGGCAGCGGGGGTGTAGGCGGTGCCATTCCAGCGGAAAATCTGGCCGGAATCCTGCGCGATGTAGAGGCGCTTGTCTTTGCCGACCCCGGGGAAGTCGGCGGCGGAGGGATATTCGACAACGCCGAGCGAGTCTTCGGGCAGCACGATTTGGAATTGGCTCAAGTCCAATTGCTGCGTGATGTTTGTCTCGGTGATCGTCGTCATGCGTAGGTGGCGGTCTCCCGGTTATTCCACGCAACATCGTTCGCCTTGGCGGTGGCTGTGATGGTGCCGTTGGTGCCCAGCGCGGAGCGGGTGATGATCCATTTCGCCACGGCGGCAGCGGAGCCGGTGGCGGGGATGTCGGCGTTGAGGAGCAGGCCGTAATAGCTGTATGTGCCAGCGGCGTTGAGGGCGAAGGCGTGGAAGTAAAGATCGGGGTCGCGCTGAGTGACCATGCTGTAGAGGCCGAGGGCGACGACGACGATTTTGGCCCCGTTCGGGATGGCCGTGGCGAAGGTGATCGTGCCCGCGCCTTGGCTCACCGTGTAGTCGATGGTGGGCTCTTGCATCACGCCATTGATGGCGACCAGGACATGGTTGGGGTCCGAGGATTTGAGCCCGTCCACGGAGAACACGGTGCTCGCGCCGTTGCCCGTCAAGCGCGTCTTGGCGCTCGATACGCTGAGTTGCTTTGGGATCGGCGTGGCGTTCATCGAAAGTCGAATTTCGCGGAGTAGTGGCGCACCGCGCCGTTGCGCAGCCAGATGTCGTCGCGGAGCTTGAGGAGGAGACCCTCGGCGCGGAGGAGTTGGAATTGGCTCTTATCCATCTGGCCGTCTTCGGCGAGCGTTTCGGCGAGGGCGGAGGTTTTGAGGTAGTCGGCGAGGAAGGTCGGGATGCGGTGGCGGAGCCAGTATTCCTCGTTGGTCGGCGCGTTGCCGGTGGTGGCTAGGCGGGCCTCGTAGCAGTCGCCGGTCGGCGCGTGGTAAACCAAATCCTCGGCGGCGTAGGCGGTGTTGGCGGCGTAGGCCGTGGCGGTGAATTTGGGGACCGGGAGCTGGAATTTGACATACACCGGGCCGCCCGCATATCGCTCGTCGGTGATGAATACGGTGTCGGCGGTGGTGACAAAATCGTAGCTCTGGGTGATTCGCGTGTCGCTCGGCGCATCAGAGTAAATGGCGAGGACTTCGCCAATCGGGAGCTTGCCTGCGACAATCAGGGGGAAATACGGAATGATGTCGGAGGGGTCGTTGGTCGAGTCCTCCACATAGGTGGCGCTGGTGCGGGAGTCCCAAGGGACATCGAGGGCGGTGTCGATATTAAGGACTTGGCCATCGGCGGTGGTGGTGACGCGCTTGATGCGCCAGAGGGGCTCGGAGAAAAGCGATCCCTGCGGAGCGCGGCCAATGTAGGAAACGGTGCCTTGGTAGTCGGCCTCGTAGGTGTAAGCGCCCTCGGTGAATCCCTCGCCGAGCACGGTGCGTTGCTCGGTGTGGGTGATCTGCGGCCACTCGTCGAAATTCCAAGCGAACGAGGCGGGGTGAGGTATTCCGCCAGCGCCGAGCCCTGCGAGGGCAAAAGCGGTTGGGCGGGGTCAATGCCCATGCGGGTGAGCACGCCATCGCGGACGGTCTTGTAAGGAGTCGTCTTCATTGCGGCGCTCCTTGTTGCAGCGCGGGCAGGGTGCCTTGGCGACCGATCTGCGCGTTTTGTTGTTGCTGGAGTTGGAAATTGAAGCCCTTCAACCGCGCGTCGATCATGTTGCGGAAAATCTCATCCTGCTGGTAACGCTGTTGGACGGCGGGGTTCGCTTGGATGATGCCTTGCAGGACTTGGGCGCGGAGCTGGTGGTTTTGGCCTTCGGCGGGGAGTTCGGGCTCGGTGCCAGCGGCGATCTTGGTGTAGGCGAGCTGCTCCTCGTTCGCCTCGATGGCGGCGGCGGGGCCGGGGTCGCGGACGAGGAGGTCGGCGAGATTCGGGTCCACGGCGGCCATGATGAATTTCACCAGCCCGGCGCGGTCGATGACGCCAGCGACATCCATTGGAACGATGGCTTTGGAGATATAGTCGAGCTTCACGCCGAGGGCTTCGGCATCGAGGTTCTTGGCATCCCAATCCACGATCAGGTCGAATTTGCCCTGGATGCTTTCGCGGTCGGCTTGGAACGGCACGGCCTGCCCACCGGAGACACGGAGGATTTGCACCGGCAGCATGTATTGCTGCATGAGCTGGTAAGTCTGCGAGAGGATGGCTTTGAAGTCGCGGAGCCAACGATCCACCGTGTGCTGCTGCACGAGCGCGGCGTAGTTCGGATCGACTCCTTCGCCCGCCATGCCGAAGTATTCATTCACATCACGGCGGACGGCGCGCTCGATCTCAATGGTGCCTTGGTCAAACGGCGGCGGCTGCATCCAGCCAAATTCATTCGGGCGGCGCTCGGGGATTTGCGTGGCCGGGCCGAGGATGATGTCGAGCTTGCCGCGATTGGCAGGCACGCGCATGGGGGGCAAAATGGCGATCCCGGCGCGGTCGGTGCGGTAGTCGCGCTGGGTCTTGATCTCGGCCTGCATGGTCGAGACGATTTCGGGGATGCCCCGGCTTTCCAGCAGGCAGCGGGTGATGCGCTCGCGGGGTAGCTCAATGAAGGGATACTCGCCATGGGAGTAGGGAGAAATTTCCTCCTTGGCGTAGAGGCTCACATTCGGGTGCATGACGCGGCACATGACCTTGGTCGCGCCGGTCTCCTCATCGGTTTCCTTCGAGTAAACATGCCAGATTTCGATGAGGTCGCGGTTGTCCTGCCAGAGAATGCTGTCGCGGCGATTGTGGTTTTGCTGGCTGTATATCGGCCACAGGCTGGCTCCTTTGAATCGCTCGGCCTGCTCGTAAAATTCCTCGGGGTAGCCCTCGGTGAGTGTGCGTTCCTCCAACTCCTCGCAAGTCACCAACTCGCGGCGGGCGATCCACGGGGCGCGCTGGAGGTCGAAGGTCGCGGTGGGGAAAAGCACATCGTTGAATGGCTCAAGCGCAGTCCACTCGGGCTTGCTCTCAAAAATGTAGGGCTGGGTGTATTCCACCGTGCCGCCCTCGCGGAGCTTTTGGATATTTGCGGCGGAGCCGGTGCCGGGGGCGTATTGCTCGGCCATCTCGATGGCGAGGTCTTCTTGCAGCGGGTCGAGCACGGCCCCGATGAAAGACTCCACGGCGGGGTCGCGGGTCTCGGCGGCCATGGTGATCAAATCCTCAAGCGAGATGGATTTTTCCTCTACGCGAGTTGTCGTTTTCCAAAAGCAACCCATCACGGCGAGGCCGTAGGTGGCGCGGATGTTGAGGGCGATTTCGATTTCCCGGCGCAAGTCGGAGGCGCAATGTTGAAAGAGCATCCATTTCATCACGCTCTCGGCGGCGGTGCGGGCCATGGCGTCCGAGGATTCGACCGGCATCATTTGCAGCCGGGCGGCGAAGGTGGCGGTGAGACAAAGTTGGGTCTCGCGGTTGCAAACAAGGTCGGCCAAGCGGATGCGAGAGTCGCTGGACCCATTCCATGGGAACGGATTTCTCCCGAGATTTTCGGCCCACTTGCGGCCATCGGAGGATTGGCCATCCCACAGGGCCATGCGGGTGTCGTAGTTCCGGCCACGGGTGGCACTGAACCAGCCGCCATCGGTCGCGGCTTGGGTAAGCTCGCCTACCCAAAATTTTGTGTCGCGGGGCTGGTCGTCGTCGTGCATCAAGCGGTTTTCAAGCCCGGCATAAGGAGTGCGAACTTGCCCGTGCCACCGCAGCGCACGACGCATTGCGGAAAGTTGCGCTTAAACCAGCGGATGAAATCGCTGTCGCGCCAGCAACCGGGCAGTTTCCAATTCCAAAAATGATAAATCTGGGGGTCGATACTGAGAGACAACGCGCCGATACCCTCAATCGAGCGGAGAGCTTGCTGGGCATGGTCTGCCGCGATGGCGTGCTGGCGGGCGTCCGCTTGCACAGCCTTCGTGTTCCACTGATCCAGCAGTTCGTTCTTCGCCCCCTCGGCGAGATCGCCGGGGAGTTCCGAGAGGACTTCTTTGAGCGCGTCGTTCATCAGGATGAAAAAGCGGCCCGAGTGCCGGTGGCCCCAAATGACAAAGGGCCACCGGCTGTGCGGGCGGGGTGTGTTAGGCCGTTGCGGCGAATTTGCCGAGCACCTGGGGATTGGCTACGGCAACGCCGAAGATGGCGTCCACGAAACCACGGCGACCACCACCACGATCCTCAAGCTCCTCCATACGGGGCTTGCGGTTGAAACCGATCGAGATGAGGTCCATGTCGCAGACATATCCGCGAGCGGCGGAGACGGCGGCTGCCGCGCCATTGGCGAGGTAGGTCGAGACATGCAGGCTGAGGCTGCCGAAGTCGCCTTCGTAGATGTCGATGCTGTTCACGATCTTTTTGCTTTCCACATCGCTGGAGAAAGTGCGGACGGTGCTCATGACATTCGGCGAACCGGTTTGGATACGGATGAAGTTTGTGAACGCACGCTTGAGGGCAGTGCCGCACACGAGGTCGTAGTTCTTCTTGGCCTTGCGGACTTTGAACATCGACTCGAGCACATCGATCACATTGCTCTCCGTGAGGGAGGTTGTGACGGTTGTGTTGATCGAGGACGCTGGCGTGCGGAACGCTGCGGGAACGGCAGTGGCCAGGTCGCTCTGCGCGGTAGCTTTGATCCACTCGCCGATGCCGCGAGTCTTGTAAGGAGCCGCGCCGGATTCCACTTGGCTGTCGTTGTCGCTGCCCATGATGGCCTCGATGTCGGTCTTCAATTCGACAAGAGCTTTTGCTCCGGCTTTGTTGAAGGCTTGCTTGCGGCCAATGCCTGCGAGGTCGGCGACATTTTCCACGAGGTCGTCCACTTGGAACGAGCGGCGGACTTTCTGCACGCGGCCAGCGAGGAGTTCGCGGTTGGCGTGCTCGTCGTCAAACGAGGTCACATCCGCATTGGCGAGAACGCCGCCGGTTTGCGGGGTGGCGTAGTTGTCAGCGGGCCATTGGAAGAGAACATTCTTCGGCTCGCTGGCTTTTTTGCACATGGAGAAAAGGGGCGTGTCGCCCGGTTCGATGAGAACCATCGCGTCGCTGAGGTCTTCGCGCTGGCCTTTGACTGTGGTGATTGGTGTAGCTGGCATGATTTTGGTGGGTTGGTTTTAAGGTTGGTGGGTTGGTTAGTTAAAAAGTGAGGCGACGAAGGCTTCGGCGGCATCACGGTTTCCAGATTTTTTCAGGGCTTCGAGGGGGTTGGCTTTGGCTTTGGTTTTCGGGGCGGCGGAGGGGCTGACAACTTTGGGTGCCATGGCGGGCTTGGCAGCGGGCGCGGCAGGCTTGGCCTTTGCGGTCGCGGCTTTCTTTTGGACGGCCTCGGCTTGCTGGAAGCGGATGGCTTGCCCACGAATGGCATCACCGATGATGAGTTCCAGGTTCGGGAGCTTGGCGATGCCGGGATACGCTTTGAGCGTTTCGAGCATCATCTTCCGGGCTGGCGACTCGTTTTGGAACAATTCGGGGTAAACCTGTCTGGCCTCCTGCTGAAAGGTCTCGCGGGCGGCGAAATAGTTTCGGCGCTGTGGCTCGGCCTTCAGAATCGCCCGCGCTGTGCGCAGGCGCTCTTGCAATTCCGCTTTGGAGAACCGGCGCGTGCTGCCATCGCCCATCGGCACATCGATTTCGCCACCCTCCATGTCCGCTTTCGCGATCAGGTCGGGCACATTGTCGAGCACGGTGTTGGCGGCGGCGAGTCGGCTTTCCAGTTCATTCACGGATTGCACATCGGCCAAGGGATCGGCGGCGTCCTGCACCACGATGGGTTGCGCTCGGGTGAGCTCATCCTTGGTGGCGGCGAGTTCGGCTTGCAGCGTGGCGGCTTGCTCCTCGGCGCTTTTGGCGCGGGCGGTGAGCTTATCGACTCGCTTGTGGAGTTTCTTCACGGCGGCGGGCTCGGCGGCTTGTGCCTCGGCTTCGTCGTCGGATTCCTCCTCGTCGGTCTCTTCGGTTTCCTCGGTCTCCTCAGACTCGTCGGCCTCATCGGCTGGCTCGTCGGTGGATTCCTGTTCCTCGGTTGTTTCGTTGTCAGTGTTGTCTTCGGCGACCGTCTCCTGGTCGGCCTCGGGCTCTGCTTGCGCAGGCTCCTCTTTAGCCGCCGGAATTTCATCGACCCGTGTCGGGAGTTGAATCCCTAGTGCGTCAATGACCTCGCCGATATTGAAGTCTGATTCTGTCTGTCCCATGGCTTTTGGTGCGTCCAAGTCGCGTTGTCAGAACGGAGGGTTGTTGCGGGACCGCACATTTTCACGGCCACGCGGCGGGCCGTTCAGCCCCCGCACTGAAAGGCGACTGCCAGAAGAAATGTGGGGTGCCTAGAGGGTGCTGGCGAAACGGGAGCAAACGGGGAGAAACGGGCAGAAACGGGGAGAAAATAAATTCACCACGGAGGACACGGAGAGCACGGAGGGGGGAATTATTTCTTGGCCTCGAATGCCTCGGCTCGGGCGGCGGCGAGGTCTTCGCGGAGCGTGATGAGCGCATCGAGGCGACCGGCGGCGCTGGCGAGGGTGCCGTGATTTTGTGCGCTGGCGGGCATCGTCACGAAAATTTGCGAGTCGGCGATGTGGTCGTCGAGTCGCTTCATGAGCGCACGGAACCAAGGCTCCTCGGCGGGCACGCACCACGCGGCTTGTTGCTCCTCGGCGCTCATTACCATGGTTCGATTTCTGAAGCGGCAGCGGAAGCCGCCGGGGCGGGCGAATCGGAGGATTCGGTTTTCTTGGGCTCGAAGTAGAGCTTGAAGTATTTGCCTCCGCCTTCGTCGCGGGATTCGTTGATGTAGCCGCTGATCCAGTAAGCCACGCCTGCGATGGTGCAGGAGCCTTTGAAGTCGGGATGCGTCTCTTTTTCTTTGCGTTTGTTGCGAGAGAGGGAGCCGATGTTGTCGGTGCGTTTAGTCATATTGTTTCGAGATCGCGGGCGCGGAACCAGGAGCGGCAGCCGCGTTTGCGAACGGGCTTGATGAGGCCGGTGGAGATGAGCTTGTCGAGTTGCTTGGTCGTTATGCCAAGGCGGTCCAAAACATCGCGGCGGCGGAGCAAGAGTGGCATACGGGAATTATAGGGGGAGGCTGTCAAGTTAGTAGCAACCCCCACCGCGAGCGCGTAGCCCTTCGGGGTCTTGGTAGCCGACGCCATCGGCGAGGGCGAGGTAGCGGAGGATGTCGATGAAATCTTTGCTGGCGGATTTTTTGCCATCCGCGCCGGTCCAGGTCTTGAGCGAGAAGATGAGATTTTGGCAACGCTCGCTGATGTAGAGCTTCGGCGAGTTGGTGGCATCGACTTCGCGGGTGTCGTCGTAGCCGAGCATGTCGTTGATGACGGCGACGCCTTCGACAATGGCTTTGCCGGAGGTGGCGCGGAATTGCATGTCCATCTTCTCGTCGCATTGGTCGATGAGGGTTTTGACGCCTTCCTCGGTCATGCTGGGGGTGTTGCCATAGCGGCTGTCCATCCATCGTTCAATCGGCTCGGCGGCGTCTTCTTTCTCGGCCATCTCGATGACGCGCTTGTAATCGGCGAAGGTAAACCCGGCGCAGGCTTTTTGCGCGGGGCCGGGGCGGCCATCGAGCAAGCGGCCATCCGGCTCGGCCCATGGCCCGGCTTGGCCGACGCCTTCGATGTAGCTGATCTGGTCGGGAAACTCGCGATAAACCCAGCACCGGCCATCGGGCGTGAATCGCACCCAGAGCATCGCCCAGGTCTTGCCTTCGCCGGGATCGACGAAGTGGTAGCAGGTGCCATCTTTGGGAATCTTGTCATGCGGCACGATGTGGACTTGATCGCGGAACTTCGGGAACATCGAGAGCTTCGCCTTGGTCGGCACGCCGTAGGCGCGCATCAGAATGCGCTCGCGGTTGGAGCCGCGCAGTTCGGTCTCCATGGCCTCGGGGTTTCCAAAGGGATTGTCGGCGGTGTGGAAATAAACCACTCGCGCTTTTTCCCTGGTGCATTGCTGGCTGCGCGGCACATTTTCCAAGCCGACGAGATTTCCGTTTTTGTAGCGAGGGAGTAGCGGAGCCGGGCACTCCTCAATGGTGGTGGCTCCGTCGAGGTATTCTTTGACGGTGGGCGTGTAGCCTTCAACGGGCGTGAAGCCGACGCCTAGCTCGCCATCGCGGGTGAGCAAACGGAAACGCAAAGCCTCGATCCAATCCGGGGTGACAAGCTCATCCGCCCACACAAAATTCAACTCGGAGCCTTCGATAGAGGTGACATCCATCGAGTAGAATTTGAACCAGCATTGGGAGCCATTCGGCAGCACGAAGGAGTTCTCGGTGAATCCTCCCTTTTGCGAATAGGTGATGTTGGCGACCGCGCCTTTTTTGAGTTTGCCGCTGGCCATGGGCTTCCACTCGGCGGGGAGGTATTCCCACAAATAGGGCTGTTGGTTTTGGATGGAGGCGGCTTCCGTGGATTGCAGGCACCAGACCTTTGCGCCCGGCGTGTTCACGAGATGCTGCATGGCGCGGCGGGCGATGTAGCGGGACTTGCCGGAGCGGTTGCCGCCGAGGATCAAAAGCTCGGTGACGCCTTTGGGGAATTGCTCGCGCAGGCTGGCAAAGGCTGCATCGGCTCGCGCCCAGGCGGGATT